GGGATTTTGACCAACCGCGTTGCCCGGGAATATCACGAGGGCAGCAAGGGCGCGGCGCGGCATGAAATCCGATTGAAGGAACTGAAGGACCTCATAGACGCCCTGGAAAAAGAGATTGCGATGCTGGAAGGGAAAGGTCCCATGCGGGCGGTTGGAACCGTGCAGCGGGATTGGTAGGAGGAACATATGCGTTATGACCAGCATCGTGGTATATATTTACCAAATCATGTTCCGCGCAAGGGCTATGACCTGGCCGCAGGCGGGACGCGCACGCGGGCCATGCGGGACTTCAACCCAATGGCGGGCACTGCCAGCGACGACATCGGCGAAACTAACGCAACCATGCGCGCCCGCGGGCGGCAGCTCTACATCTCCTCGCCCGTCGCGACGGCGGCGATCAATACCAGAACGACAAGCATTGTGGGCCCGGGGCTGGAGCCGAATTGCAGGATCAACTATAAACGGCTGGGGATAAGCCGCGAAAAGGCCGTGGAGTGGCAGAAACGCGCGGAGGAGGAGTTCTACCTTTGGGCGACGGACGCCCGGGCCTGCGACGCCGCGGGCCTGCAAGACTTTTTCCATATGCAGAACACCGCGTATAAGAACAAGGAGATGAGCGGGGACGTCTGCGGGGTGGCGCAGCAGAAGGAGCGCGCGCGGATGCGGCCCTACGCGCTGCGCGTGCGCATGGTGGAGGCCGACCGGCTGGCTACGCCTCCAGCGGAGGGCGACGAAACATTTTTGCCCGGAACCGTGAACGGGAAATACGGAGGAAACCCGGTCTATGACGGGGTGGAGACGGACGCGGACGGGCTGGTGGCGGCGTATCATTTCCGGAGCGGGCACCCGAACGATTGGCCGGTGGACGAGAATGTGAAGTGGGCGCGGGTGCTGGCGGAGGACGAGGTCCTGCTGCTGTGCAACGTGATGCACTACTACGCCGTGGACCGGGTGGACCAATACCGGGGCGTGACGCTGCTGGCGCCGATTATGGAGCACCTGTTGCAGCTGCGCAGGTATACGGACAGCGAGCTCATGGCCGCCGCGATACAAAGCTACCTGGTGGCGTTTTATACCATAGAAAACCCGGAATTGATCGAGCGGGTGGTGGGCGAGGTTGGGGACGACCGGGGGGATACGCCGCGCGGGCGCAACCCGGACGAATACAACATGGGGCCCGGCACGCAGATGTTCGCGCCGCCGGGCTACGACGTCAAGTTCACCAGCCCGACGCACCCGGCCACGAAGTTCGGGGAGTTCGTGAATGAAATCGCCGTGATGGACGGCGCGGCCATCGAGACGCCGGCGGACGTGCTGCTCAAGCGGTTCCAGAACAGCTACAGTGCGAGCCGGGCGGCGCGGCTGGAGTTCGGGAACACGGTGCGCGTGGAGCGGAAATGGTTCGCCGCGAAGTGGTGCACGCCGATTTGGAACAGGCTGATCACGGAGGCGGTGATCCTCGGGCGGCTGGAGGCCCCGGGGTTCTTCCGGGACCCGCTGATCCGCAACGCCTACCTCGGGTTGGAATGGATCGGCCCGGCGCAGGGGGAGATCGACCCCGTGAAGGAGGTCAACGCCCTGCTGCTGCAAATCCAAAACGGGCTGAACACGAAGGAGAACGCGACGATTCAGCTGGGCAACGGGGACTACTTCGACAACATCGCCCAGCGGCAGCGCGAGGCGGAGGCGGAGCGGGCGGCCGGGCTGGCGGCGGAACAAGCCGATGCGTGAAGTCACGGGCAATATTATTTCCTGCGACGGCCGGCGCGTTACGCTGGAGCTGGACGAGGACATTCAGCGGCTGCTGGAGCAGCAGGAGGCGGGACAGATTGCCCTGCGGGTGCTCGACGGGCGCGAAATCTCGCAGAAACAGCGCGGAAAAATTTTCGGGATCACCCGGGATATCGCCCGGCATTACGGGTATCTGCTGGATTTTGAGTGGGAAGAGGTGCGCGGCGCGCTGCGGGAGGATTTTTGCGTGAAGACGGAGCTGCCGCAGTTCAGCCTCAGTGACTGCGAAAAGGCCGTGGCGCGCGACTTCATCTCCTTTTTGATCGATTTTTGTCTGCGCTGGAAGGTGCCGACGTCGAGGCCGCTGCAACACTACAGCGATGACTTCGGGAAATTCCTTTACCTTCACCTGGAGCACAGAATCTGCGTGATTTGCGGAAAGCCCGCGCAGGTGCACCACGTGGAGGCCATCGGCATGGGCCGCGACAGGGACGAAATCATTCACGAGGGGATGCCATGCGTCGCGCTGTGCGCGGAATGCCACGCAAAGGCGCACGCCATGGGGTGGCAGACGTTTTCGCGGAAAAACCACGTGGCAGGGCTGGAGCTGGACAGATATCTTTGCAAAAAATTGGGACTGAAACACCACTGAAACGATGGGGGTATTTATGCCGATTGAAATCAGCAAGGCCGCGAATATTTCGCCGGGGACGGGCGTGCCGACGGCGGAGGAACTGGCGGCGATCAACAAATTTACGCGGCGGGAGCTGACAACAGAGGAGGTTTACACCTTCTCCGTTGTTTTATGTGACAACGAGATTGACCGGGACAATGAACAGTTCACGCCGGACGCGCTGCGGAAGCTGGCGGAGCTGTTCGTTGGGACGACGGGCATCTACAATCACAACTGGAACGCGCATGAGCAGGTGATGCGGATTTTTGAAGCAAACGCCGAGGGCGTTGACGGCGAGCAAAATTCCGTAGGCGAGCCATATGTGGCGCTGAGGGCCAAGGCGTACCTGCTGCGCAGCGCGGAAAACAAAAGGCTCATTGACGCCATTGACGCGGGGATTCGCAAGGAAGTGAGCGTTTCGTGCTCGATAGGGAATGTGGCTTGCTCCATCTGCGGAAAAGCGCCGTGGACGGACGGCGGATGCCTGCACAGGCGTGGACGCGAATATGACGGGAAGCTCTGCTACCGGATTTTGAGCGAGCCGACGGACGCCTACGAATTTTCTTTCGTGGCGGTGCCGGCGCAGCCCGCGGCAGGGATAACGAAAGCAAAAACCAAACCGGGGGAGCCCGGTGAAAATATGGAACAGGAGGGCATTATGGACGAAAAAGCGCTGCGGGAGCAGTACCCGGATTTGATTGCCGGGATTGAAAAGGCGGCGGCGGACGCGGCGGAGAAAGCCGCCGGGGAAACCGCCGTGCGGGAGGAGCGGGCGCGGCTGGAGGGCATCCAGAAGCTTGCCGCCGGGGTGGACCCGGAGATGGTGAAGGAAGCCATGTTCGGCGCGACGGCCTGCGACAAGGCGGCGTTCGCTGTGCGCGTGCTGGAGGCCGAGCAGGAGGCGCGCGGGAAGGCGCTGAAGGACCTGGACAAGGGCCTGGCGGACAGCGGCGCGGGCGATGTGGGCGGCGCGCCGAACGGCGGGGCGACGCCTCCGGCGGAAACGCCGAAAAAGTCCTTCGCCGAGCAGGCGGCCGAGGACATCGCGGCCCTGAAAGAATTGAACGGAGGTGCGAACTGATGGCAAGACAACTGACGGATACTGTTGAAACGCCGAAGCCGGACGACCTTTTTGCGGGGCTTTGGCCTACCGCGCAGGTGTTCGGCGCGGTGATTGTGGCGGACAGCGGGAAACTCAAGCGCGGGAGCGTGCTGGTACGCGGCGCTGACGGAACCTATGCCCTGCTGGCGGACGACCCGGCCGGCGCGGCCGTGGCCGTGCTGTGCGACGACATCGACACGGACGACGCGCCGGAAACGGTGTACCCGGCCTACAGCGCCGGGAATTTCTTCGGGCAGAAGCTGATCGCGGCGGACGGCGTGGACCTGCGGGACTACATCGTCAACGGGCAGCTGTACCCGGGCATTTTCGTCAACGACGGCGTGGCGCGCGCCTAGAAAGAGAGGAGAAACATATGGCTTATAACTTCGAGCAAATCATGACCCTGATTTCCGCGCTGGAGATCGAGCGGCCCGTGCCGACCTTTCTGCGCAGCCGCTACTGCCCGGACGGCACCCTGTTCGACACCGAGCGGGTGATGCTGCAATTCAAGGACGGCGACCGGCGGCTGGCGCCCGCGGTGAATGTGCGGAAGGGCTCCGTGCCGGTGGATCGCGGGCGCTTCGACGCGCTGATCATCTCCCCGCCGCGCTTCGGCGCGCACCGCGTCACCACCATCGATGACCTGCACATCAAGGGCTTTGGCGAGGGGCTTTATACCAATGTGCCGATTGAGCGGCGCAAGCGGGCCCTGGCGCTGCTGGACGCCAAGGAGCTGCGCGAGCTCTTCCTGCGGCGGGAGGAATGGCTTGTGGCCCGGATGATGCAGGACAACATGATCTCCCTGAAAGAGGTCATCGACGACACGGAAACCGGCAACGACGTGGACATCAGTTTCTACCCCGGGGAGCTGACCAACCCCGCTGTGTGGCTGCCGCCGACGAGCTGGAGCGACCCCGCGGCGAAAATCCTGACCGACCTCGCGCCGGTGATTTTGGAGCGCCGCCGCCAGGGCATCCAGACGACCGACGTGCTTATGGGCGCATCTGTGGTTCCGTACCTGCTGGAGAACGAGCAGATTCAGCAAATGCGTGACAAGAACTTCGGCGATACGCTGGCGCGCGTCAACCCCCATGAACTCCCGAACGGCGCGAGCTACTTCGGCTCGTTCACAACCGCCTTCGGGGACAGGCTGGACTTCCTGGTGTATTCCGAGCAGTACGAGGATGCGGACGGCACCATCAAGTCCTTCATGGACGAGGACAAGATCGTGCTGTGCGCGCCGGACACGGCGAAGATGCACTTCGGCGCTATCGAGCAGAAGGACGAGAGCGGCGCGTGGCGCACGTACAAGGCAAAATACGTGCCCCGCAACACGGGCAGCGTGGATGAGGACGCGGATAAGGCGCGCCTGGTTTCGCGCCCCATTCCGTGTCCGAACCGCAAGAACGTGTTCACAAGCGCCACAGTGCTGTTCTGAGAAAGGAACTGCCATGAAAATTGAAATTATAACCGGATTCACCCTCGCGCGGGAACCGGCCTCCGGCAAGGTCGTGAAGCTGACGCCGGAGAGCGGGCCCATCGACTGGCTGAGCGAAGACGTGATGTTTTCGCTGGTGAAGCGGGGCGCGGCGAAATTCGTGGATGCGCCGGGCGAGCGGGGTGCCGTCGCGCCCGAGGAAACGCCCCCGGCGCGGGAAAAGCCTGCCGCCAAGCAGGCCAAGCCCAGGGGCAAGGCAAAGCAGGCCACAGAAACGCCCGCGCCCACTGCCGCCGAAAAGAGCCTGGACGACATGGGCCTGGAGGAGCTGATCGCCACGGCTGAGGCTATGGGGATTGCGCCGGAGGTCTACGAGGACGTGCGGGACAGCGAGGCGGACATGC